AGGTGCTGAACCTGTAGCCGTATCTAACTTACTGACCCCACTTACCATACCAGCAGATGTAAATTGTGCTACCTCTGTAGGACTATCAGCATTACCAACACCAATCCTTAATGTACCATCAGGTGTAGCTGGCTGATAGATGGTAAAGTTATTAGATGCACTCGCATCTGTTCCGACTTGTAGTTTCTTTGATTTTACTGTACTCATACTGATCCTTTAGGGTATTTGTTTTTCACTGCTTGTATCTTTGCTGCCATGTCATCTGGGAATGCACCAGCATGAAAGAGTGCATCGAGTTGGTCACCAATTGGTGGGTATTCAGATACTCTTTGATGTTTGTAAGCATTTGGATCTTGCCAAGCATTAACTTGTATCCAGTCTATAGAAACTGTATTACCATCCTCATCAAATGCTGTTATTGTCTCTTGTGTGTCACCATTCACAGTAAATACATTTGTATGAATTGCTTTAATTGCTTTATGTAAATCAATCATTATGCTGATATCTCCATCACTGTTATTGAAGAAGCCACTCTGCTTTGATACTGAGCATCAGTATCATTAGCTGCTCTATTAACATACACATTATATGAGCTGCTATTTGGAACAGATATTGATATTTTGTATGTTGTTGCAGAGGTAGTAGCTGGTTCATCCACCCAAGACATATTTTTTGAATTAATATCAGCAGTGCTAGGTGGTGAAGCGTGCCATGTTGCTCTAATTCTACTACCAGCTGAATCACCTTTTGCAATGCTTACAGCATCTCTATATATTCTTGCAGAACAATGAGTTCCATCATTACCAAGAGATAAACTAGCTAATATTAATATTTTACTACTAGCTGAACTTGGAGTAATGCTCACTGATAGCCCAGTAACATCTACAAATGATGTTGAGTTTGTGCTAAATGTATCTGTTTTTTGTGCTGTAACTACTTGCAATATTTTACCACCAACACCAGCTGCAAAGTCAGAAGACGTAACAGCTCCATCAACAATTTTATCTACACCTGTATCACCATATACTTTAGTTACCATTATACTACACTCCATGTTGCACCATCACCGACAGTGATCGTGATACCATCTGCTACAGTTACAGGGCCAGCAGTCATCGCATTACGATTGTTTGCTAGTGTGTAGTTTGTATCCAGTGTGGTACTGTTTTCTACGAAACCTATGCCATTAATTGTTACGCTCATGATGACTCCTTAGGATAAGTGTCTTTAACTTGTTTTAATGTTGTATAAAAATCAGATGTTTTATCTAATGTTCCACTATCAATAGCGTGCCATAACATATCTAATTGGTCACCGATGCGTGGGTATTCTAATGCTCTTTTTTCATCATAAGTTAATTTATCTAACTCATCTTGAGTTTTTTGATTATGAATGCTAGTTACTTCTTCTTCAGTAATAGCAATTTTGTTACCAATCAAATGGTCTTGTGAACCATCTAGTTCATAAGCAAATATATTATTACTACTATCTTTATATAATTTCATCATTTATCCTTTTACCTTAACTCTGCCCAATATGATAAAGAACCACCTGATAAAGTTACACTGTAAGTGTCTCCATTTGGAACAGTTCCAGTGACTTTTGTACTATTATTTAAGTTACCATCAGTTTGTAATTCTACAGGTATGCTGTCAATAGTTAATGTTATTTGTCCAATATTAGCCCTTGCACTTACTTGTATAGGATTTCCAGTAGTATTGGTATAAGTAACCCCAGCACTTCTACTTGCTGTTAAGTTTTGCCAAGTTTGTCCAACTCCAAGACTAGGTATTCCTGTTAATGCAGAGCCATCGATTGCTGGGAGTGCTGCTGCATCTGTCAATATATTGCCTGATGCTGCTGGTAATGTCAGCGTGTTAGTACCAGCAACGGCTGGTGCTTCAATGACTAACTCACCTGATGTATCACCTCTAAGTTTTATACTTGCCATTATACAGTTGCTCCTTTTAATTCTTCAACAGTAGACATGGTGTCAACTTGCTTAGTAATGTCACGCAATCTTTGTTTTTCTGCAACAATAGCAGATGTGTCTTCACCTATTTCTTGTGCTTTGATGAATTCTATATCTAGTGCTTCTAGCAATGGTTTGCGTTCTTGGCGTAATTTGTTTTTAGTTATTTCTTTAGCTTTGTATATGTTGATATTAATAATCATTATTTAACCCCTGGAAAATCATTTGATTCAGCACCAACACCATCAGTTAATAAAGACTCGTCTACTTCCCAAGCATTACGAAATGTTAAATCAGTAGGTAACTCTGACTCATCAACAATCTTGTAAGGCTTACCATGTGGTACATCTTTTTGTGCCACTTCTTCAACTGTGCGTGTTTGTAAAATATCTGGTGTTGGAAATACCTCTACAACACCTCCATCATCTGATTTATATATAATTACTTTAGCCATATTTTTACCTTATCATCATTATACTTAAGTCAGTACCATCTATTCTAGTACCACCAGTAGTTTCATAAACTAATGTGACTTTGCTTGTCTGATACCCATTGGTTGATAATCCTCTATCAATTCTTTCTTCCCCACTACAACAAGTTACTGCATAATTTGCATCATCTAAAGTAACAGCCCAAAATATATCATAGTCTCCAGTAGATGCTCTACTATAACTACTTACACCAGCACTGCCATTTATAGCTCCAGAACCTGTGCCATTACCATTCCATCTTATCCAAGCACGACAAGAATAACTAGGTTGAGATGTGCTTGATGTTGCTGTAGATAAAGCTGCTGGTGCTGGTATTCCTGTTAGACTACTAGCATCAAGAGCTGGCAATGAACCAGTTAATGCTGATGCTGGTATTGTTTTGCCAGCTGCCATTGTAATACCACTACTATCTACTGTAGCAATGTCTGCACCAGCACTCTGTAGTTTTAACTCACCAGATGTATCTGATGTTAATACTAATCCGTTAGTTGTATCTGCGTTTATATTGACTGACATATTATAGTACCACCCATCTTTGTCCAGAAGGAACTGTGACTGAGAACCCACTACTAATTGTAATTGGGCCTACAGAGAATCCGTTACTTCCTGTTGTTAATGTATAATCTTCACCGATTGTTGTTCCATTCTCATAGATCACACCACCAGCTGATGCTCCACCGCCACCACCGATTGCACCCCATGCACTACCATCATATCCTTCAAAGCTAGATGAATCTGAGTTAAAGCGTAAGTAACCAGCACTTGGTGAACCATCACGCTCTGCTTCTGTACCTACTGGTAGTTCTGCTGATCCTGTTGTGCCTGTCTGTTGTACGTATGTAGTTGCTGCTGCATCAAGTGGAGTATAACCTAATGCACCTGTCACGTCACCTGATGTTAAAGTAACTGCACCTGTTCTGGTATTAAATGATGTTACTGCTCCAGCTGTTGAGAATGCTGCTTGGTCCCATGCTGATCCATTCCATACATAGAGTTGATTACCAGATGTATTGTAATACAATGCACCGACTACTGATGTAGTTGGAGCTGATGCAAATGCACCTAAGTAAGTTGTTGCAAAGGTCACAACATCGGTAATGTTTGTAGCGACTGTATTAACGTTAGCAATATCTGATGCAACTAATCCAATGTCTGTACCATCGGCAGCTACTGTTGTAACATCTGCACTGATACCAGCTACCGTTGTGACATTAGCAGAGATACCAGCAACTGTATTGATATTACTTGTATTACCAGCAACTGTTGTAACATTTGCTGAGATGCCAGCAACAGTATTCACATTAGTGATATTTGTACCGACTGTATTAACATTGGTAATGTTATTAGATACAGTATCAATCTCAGAGACTGCTTCGTTTAAGTCATCGGCTGCTGTCTCGATCTCTGATATAGCTTCATTTAAATCGTTAGCAACTGTAATGACATCAGCAATGTTAGTCGCTACAGTATTAACAGAGGATATATTGGTAGCTACTGTGGTGACATTAGCATTATTGTTAGCTACGGTCGTTACATTAGATGCAATGCCTGAGACTGTAGTGACATCACTAGCAATACCAGCAATAGTGGTGACATCGGTCACTGTGTTAACAACTTCAGGATTACCAGTAGAAGCATTGAATGATAGATACTTACCTTTACGATCATCATCTTTAGGCAAGGTCATATCAATAGAGGATGGATCAGTCACTGGTGCTTTAATAGAACGATCAGCTTCTTCTTTATTTTGTTGTGTGAATATAGTTAAGCTGTCAAACTCATCATTGAGTGAAGCAGCAAATAGAGGACCACCTGTAGTAAAGTCTGTTGTTCGCTCGATTGTTCTAGCACCAACAATGGTAATACGATCAGAAGCAGTAGGAGTAGATGGAACATTAGTACCAACAACAATGGTTACAGAGCCTGTGCCGTCAGGATCAATAGACACAGTAAAGTCTGTAGTCAGTGTTAATGCTGTATCATTAAAGTATACATCAATGTCAGTCTGAGCTAAGACTTCAAAGTTAAATGCGTATGGGCCTACACCAGCTGATCCAGTGTAAACAATACGTCTCGTTGTGCTTGATATATCGATTGCCATATGTTATCCTCTTATCCTTTTTACCCTATTTTCCCCAAAAAATCAATACCTATTCACCTAAAGCTGCACCTAATCTTGGACCACGAGTTGGTGAAGTTTTGCCAGGAGACCAGAAATATCTCTGCTTATTCTTAGATTCTTGCCTTCTTGCACTGGTACGTAGTCTGTTAGATACGCCTGGATCCATAATCTCAGCCGTTTGCTCTAGTATTAATCGATCTAATGCAAGCTCTCCATACCATAACGAGTTACCTGGTGTGTATTGTTTGAGGTATCTTAATAGATCATCAGCAAACTTAGGATCCTCACCAGTCGCATAATCATATACATTACCTATCGTTAGTCCATAAGTGTCTCTCGTAAACGAAGATAGTGGACCAAACAATTCTGTTTTATATCCCATCATCTGTTCATTCAATACGTCACCTACAAAGCCTAGACCGCCACCACGTGTTAATGCAGCACCCCAGAAACCAGGATCTGTCATATCAGCTGGATCTTTACCTTTAGCTAGCTGATGTAGCTGTTCTGCTAATGCACCAAACATTGTAGTAAGTGCAACAAAGTTAGCAATACGATATGCTTTAACTGCTTTCACTGGGACATTCATTCCTAGTATCTTGCTGTTCATGCCTTGTTCAGTTGCCATACGGTATAGATGCTGCATGAATACAGTCACAGGAAATGTCTTAAACATAAATGCACTTCTAAATAATTCACCAGATAATGAACCACGTGGTTTAGCTCCCACTAGGTTAGCTGCAGCTTTAATATTACCAACGATCACAGCATCATTAATTAAGTTAATCAACATAGATCCATAGTTCGCTGCTAATACATCAGTGTCAACAGCAGAAGTATTAAGATCTAAAATGTTATTCTTAGTAAGCATAGGCACACCTTTATAATCATCAGGTGTAGCTTGTCTTAATACATCCCAGTCTTTATCTAACTCATAACGTCTGAGTGTAATCTTTAATTCTGGATCTAGCTCATCAAAGTTTTTAGATAAGTTCTCTGCAAAGGCAGACATCATCTCTAGTGCGTTCGCATTACGCATAGATTGTGTCCATGCTGTTAGCCCTTGAGCTCTCATTGTCACATCTGCTAATACTTGTGACCAGATTGGGCCATCAGTTTCTCCAGCAAACTTACCAGCTGCATGTGCAATATTGATTGCATCTTCCATCACAATACCAGCTCTGATCAAAAACTTCTTACGTTCTTTACTGTTTGATGGTGATAATACTGTATCTGTTACTTGCCCTAGCCATCGACGTATAGGCTCAGTGCCTGCTTTACCTAGACGCTTCATTGTCGCAATTGATGTAGCTGAGTCAGATATAGCAGACAGCTGAGCTTTCCCTAAGAATGCAGATGTCAATACGTTACGGACGGAACTACCTATATCAGCTAACCATTCTTTATCGACTAACAACTGTTTACGTTTAAATACATTGTAGTAATCTTGCAGTTTAGGCAATCCTGAAACATCTATCGATGGATCTTTGGCTGCTTTATCTTGTACATATGTCGTGAGTTTATCTAATGTTTGCTGTGGTCTTGGGCCTAGTATTTCTAGCTCAGCAATGTCACGGCTCATCTTATCTGCATAATCAACCATGGTTTTAAATACATCACCATCACCAAACATCTCGCTATATTCAATCCATGACTTAGCATCTTTGAACTTTAAGATACGATGACGCTCTAATGTTTTGTTATATTGCTTCTTGGCTGTACCCACATATCCGCTTTTAGATATAGCATCATAAACATCATTCAATAATACTTCTAGTTTAAGATCTGTTACAGCAGCACCCGTATCATAGTCCACCATTTGTGATCGATCTATTCTTTGTAATACAAACTGCTTCCACTCATCTCTTGAAACAGATGATACTTTTTGTCCAGAATGTGACTGAGGGATAAACCATCCTTCCATCTTTGGGACATTCCCACCAAACTTATTCTTTAAATAACGTGCTCTTTCAGCTCCTTCTAGCCATCCTTGAGCAAATGATCTCATTTGTTGGTTATTCGTAGCTGGTCCTTTACCTAGCGAAATAGCTTCTGCTTCTTTTAATAGATCAGCATATGCGTTTTTATTGCCTTTTAATCCTTGGAATCCATCCCCTCTAGCACCAAGAATACCCTTCTTTCCAAACTTCAGAATTAAATCACCCATGTGACTGAGGATGTCATTACGATAATAGGTGGCTCGATCTTCTAGGTTAAAGTTCAGCATACGCCCTTGAGCATCAGAAGATACAATGTTTAATAATGCATGACCATATCGATTACCTTCTTCAGCAAAGCGTTCAATACGAGATACCATGCTAGCAAATCGTTGAGCTTCTAATACTCTATCTTTACGTCTAATATTAGCTTTGTATTCTAATGCATTGAATGTAGCTTCTGCAGCTTTAAGCTCATCACCTAGCTGTCTTTCATATTGGTTGAATAGATCTAATGCTTCATTTTTTTCAGCATCATTCATTCGTGTATTACTTGTAATACATCTTCTGGAGTGCATCATTAGCAATTCCTCAATTCATCTATAATATCTTTATCACGTTTGTTATCTTCTAACACTTCATCAAATGTTCTAGTCACTGTAGATCCATCACCTTGTGGTGATTCAAATATTTTCTCTGTTTTAATACGCTCATCTACTTCAGCTAAATCATCAAATAACCCTTGAGTGTTTTGTTCTATTGCATCAATGTCATTTGTGATCTGTTTAACATCATCATATTTCTCTAAGCCTTCTTGTCGTATTTGACTTGATTGGTTGAATTCGCCAATAACCTCCTCAATGTCATCAGAGATCCTAGCTGGGCTAGTTGGTAACCGAGTGAATTCGCCAGTTCTAAATCCTGAGCCGACATTTTCTGAGAACCGTCTTGCTGCGTCGCTGAGGGTAATATCGTTTCTGGCGTATTCTTGGGCAATGGTTGTGAGGTTGCTTGAGATGTTTCCTGCTGTGTTTGCATTCGTTTTGATCGTTTCGATGATTTCCGCATTTAATGCTCTCCTTTCTGCATTCCCTAACTTATCTAGTTTATTACCATATTTCTCAATAAAGTTAGAGTTTTCAACGAGTGTACCAAATACACGTCGCTCATTGTTAATAAGTTTAATTGTTGCATCTAATATATCTGCACGTTCTTTAAATAGATTCTGAAGAATATCATCATCACCAAACAATCCAGCTTGACTTGCTTTGACTTTCTCGAAGCCAGCCATCTTGGCTTGCTGTATGATACTTTCAGCTTGTACCATATTGCTTGGCTTGGTACGTTCTAGTAGTTTAAGTACAGATAATTGTTCTTGTGCTCCAGTAATATACTGACCAATCATTGCAGAATACGATGATGGTACATCACTGTTCTCTGCTAATCTAAATATACTTTGATCTAGCTGTGATAAGCCATTAGCATATCTAGCCATAGCTGATTGTGGTGGTAGATTCTGTAATGCATTGGGATCGATCTGCAATGCTCTAGCTGCATCAAATGGATCAGCACTACCTTCAGCTATATTCTTACGTGCAGCAATAGCTCGAGTTAATTGTGGAGTAAATCCATCTGCTTCTTTAACACGATATGCAACAATGGTAGGCTTCTGGCCTTTCTTCTTTAATCTTTTAGCAAGATTGACACGTTGATGTCCATCTGCAATAAACAACTTTCCATTGGTATCTTCAAAAACTAAAGCAATATTAGATTTTAGTGGCTCCCATTTTTCTACACCTTTTAGTGTATCCAGCATACCAAATTCATCACCACCTGTTTTGAACTGGAAACGCTTAGCATCAATATTTAACTCATCTGGATCAAACATCTCAGTCTTATTAAATGCTTCATCATGAATCAATGCATCAAAGTCTTTTAATCTTTCTGGTGGAGTCTTAGGCAAATCATCATACTTATTGTTAATGATTGCTTCAGTTGCTGTGTTAATGTTTACATTATGCTCAATATTGCCTACATCATTTTGAATCACATTCTTTGCATTTAATGTTGCTTGTACTTCGTCATTCTGTAGGATTGCGTCTACTTCTTTATTTGGTTTGTATTCCAGCCCAGCTTTTTTAGCGTTAAACTTTTCAAACAACTCAATACCTTTAGCGATTTGTGTTTTAGTCATGCCAGGTAGTCTAAATGCAGTTTCTGCTGCACCACCTAAAGCTGCTGATGTCACTGCGGCTGCAATAATGTTATCTCTAAATTGTTCTTCAGTATATTCTAGTCCTAAATCTGCATACCATTTTTGTATATCTTTTTGTATAACCCACTCAGCTCCAGTACCAGCAATGGTATCAATCAAGATACTGCTTAATATACCAGCTCCAGACATTGCTGTAACGCTAGCTGATGCACCAACAGCCACTAAGTTAGCTGGATCAGTAAAGCTACCATGGACACCTCCAGCAAGATTAATAGCCATGTCAGTATAGCCTTCAGTACGCTGACTAACATAATCTGATCTCTCTTGTATTTTATTAACAAATTCACGTACTTTGCCATACACATATGTTTCATCGACATTCAACACATCTGAGTTTTCGTCAAATGCTTCACGATTGTTAGCAATGAAATCTTGTATTTCTAATACTTTCTTGCTATACATCTCTTGTTTGTTTACTTCTACCTGATCATTGAGCTTAGGTAACATTGTAAACTCATCAAAGTCTGGTGCTTCTAATCCTTTAAATGATGTATCAATATTTAGATCAAATGCTGCACCTGGATTTTCAAAGTCTTGATTGGTTTTTTGTTTGATCTCACTAATGATGGGATCCCACACTTTACGATACGTATTGGACTTGGCATCCATACGACCGTTAAGATAAAACATATCATCTGAGATAGCACCAATGCGTTCATCCCAGGAAGCTTCTCCTGGAGCATATGTCATAGATCCTCTTGTGTCGTTAGGAATGTTTTTGTTGATAAATCTAGTCATTATTTATACTTAGCTGGGTAGCGTTGTTTTAGTATATAGTATAATCCTGCAAAGTTAATAGCAATAGGACGATTATCTTGTGATGCAAATGGTACAGATATTTTGTCAAAAATTGAAGCTAGTTTTTTTCCAGTCAACACAGCACTGTCTCTACTGATAAAATCAATATCTGCTCGTTGTATTTGTTCTAATGTGTATTCAATACCTTTTTCACCAGCTAATGATTGCAATGGGTTTCCAGCACCATCTTCAGCTACCATTCTTAAATCATCAATGGTGGCATCTTGCAACATATCACCAAACAGATCTCTATTAACATTTGGCGGCACAGGATGTTTGGATCCTTTGTAAGTAACAATACCACCATATTGACCATTTTTTCCTGATGCTAATTCTAATGATTCTTTCCACATGGTGCTATTCCATTCTTCTGGTCTCAGTTTATTAAGTGAATAATAAATGTGTTTAGCAGATTCCACAACTAGATAACGTTGTTGGCCTTCATAAGAATCTCCTAAAACATTACCTTCTACCTCATCCATGTCTGAATTATCTATCTTGTATGTTTTAACTACTTCAGGATTTCTAGATATTTCTAACCCATCTGACAATGCTCTAATTGTCTCATCATTTCTAACATCAGCAGGTACGAGTTGATATGAAGAAACTAAATTGCCTAAATTAGCATATCCAGCCGCAGATGAATCTTTAGCTAATTCTTGGAATAATTCATAATCATTACCACCATATGCATCTGTAAGATTGCTTATAATATTTACCATGTCAGTTGCACTAGATTGTTCAAACATGTTTTTGTAGTATGCTACTTCTTGCTTAGAGAATAGTGATACATTAGGTTTTTTAAAGTCCAATGCAAACTGTTCTCTTAATGCAGATCTGGCTTCAAACTGTTGTTGGAACTCAGCTAAGTAACCTGGCTCATCTGCACGAGCTGGATCATATAATAGTGATGATTTCACTGATTGATATGCTGGATGTTGTAATGCATATGCCACTGGATCTTCATCAACTTGCTTCTGGATTAAATCACGTGCAGCTAGTTTATGATTATAGATCTCTGATTCTTCTTCAGTCATGACAATAGGTTTGTTTTGCTCAGCATCAATAATGTCTTGCTCGAGCTGATTAAAGTTCATACCTTTATATCGTGCATTAATCTTTTGCTTTTCTCGTAAGATGTCATACTTAGCTAACTGATCAGCATCTGCACTTAACATCTTTTCATCATATTCACCAAAATCAACTAACTCACCTTTTTTCAATCTATTGTCAATATTAGTTAAAGACTTGTTGATTGATCCACTATTGACTTTTACATTAGTATCTATATTGTTATATTCTGTTTTGACTTTAGCTCTAATGTCTGCTTGCTCATCTGCAAATTTATCTGCATATATAGCTGTCATACGTCCAGCATTGTTATTCAAAGTCATTTCTTGCATAAGTTGATCTAATGGTTTTTTTTCTCGGTATGCTTCTTTAGCAATCTCAACAGCGATAGAATCTTGCTCAATAGAATTTAGCTTAGCTTTCAGAGAATTCATATTGGTATCAAACTTACCTGTATTACGATAAGTTTCTGTTGCATCAGCTAATATAATATCTTTAAGCTCTTTAATATCATCTGGAGTAGAAGCTGTTTTTAAACCCTCAGCCCAAGTTTTAAGTAATCCATTGTTAAACTTATCTACTGTTTGCTGTGTCTCAAACTCATTAAGAGTATTAAGTTCACTCATAGCCCTTCTATAATAAGTATGGCCATAATAATTACTACGTGATCTAAATGTAGCAGCAGTGTTTGGATCAATACGCTGGATTACTTCAGCATATCCTTTGATAGGATCTGTTAATAATCTTTTAATTTCATTGGGATCTCTTACTTCACCACGCTGAACTTGGCGTAATACATTTTCATAATGTTCTTGAGTATCAGCAACTAACCCTGTAGCAGCTTGGCTAGCATAAAGTTTACGAATAGTATCGTTATAGATCATACCTCCAGTTCTAAATTGCTTAACTGGGTCTTTACCTGTTTGTACAGCTTCTTTGTATTGCTCTGTAGTAACTGGGTTATCTAAATTAAATTCAATAGCAGATTCTTTAGCATAACGCTCAGCACCTTCTAAAGCATACTGAGATAACTGATCCAGTGCTTTATTCATGACATTGAATGTTTTAACGCCAGCCGTTAAATTAGCTGGCTCAGCAGCTGGAGCCATTTCTGTTAATACTTGTGTACGTTGATACTTAGGTAGTTCTGCCATTCTTTATCCTTAGTTAATATCCACCAAATCCACCAAAATCTTTTACTGGTGTAAAGCTTGGTCCAATCGATTCATTACCAGCCATCATTGCAAACTGTTCTTCAGCTGCATCAAATCCAGGAACAAATCCACCTTGATCAGCTACTGCTGAATCCATCATGCCTGGAGCATATTTTAATCCAATAAATGCAGCTTGACCTACACCTGATAAAAAACCTACTACACCTTGTTGTTCGTATTGATCAGATGTAGCATCCATAATATCAGCCATTACATTCCCATAAGTTTTGTATGAGTCTTGTAAAAGTTGTAAATTTCTTAAATCACGGCCTGCATACATTTCATTGACTTCTTGTAATTTACGTGCACTACCTGTTGTAGGATCAATATTGCCTGCAGCAGCATTAGCAACAACAGTACTATTCTTATCAATCACTTTAAGTAGTGTTGCATTTGCTTTTTGTCTGGCTTGTAATTGCTTTAATTCTGAATCTGCTTTTACTTGTTTGCCTTTTAAGTCTGCCATTGCAGATTGATACCTGCCCTGGTTATAAGCATTAACTCCTTGTACAACACTGCTAACCATAGATGCTGCAGCTAAATATGGTTTAGCAACGGCATATGCAGCTATGACTTGTTCCATAAATTACCTTCCCTGATAAACTGATACTTTATATTCTAACCCTAGTAATGTAAATTTTAATGGAGCAGATTGGGTTACTGTAATCTTTCCATCATCATTATACCCTAAGATACCATTTAATACTTTAGTTCCAGTAAAATTAGGCACTGGGGAGTTTAATGCTCCAGCACCTAAAGTACGTATTGGGACTAAATTTCCATTAATTACAATGTTTTGTGTTTCATACAATAATGCATTTACCTCTACAATACGTTTCTTAAATCCAATACGAGTGCCACCTGGAGTTTTAACGTCAATAGGAACAGTAGTGACTTCAATGTCAATTGGCAAACCAACTTCACATGATGTTGTCGGTGTATTAGTAAATGTAACAGCACTATCTGCAGTTTGATCTAATTCTACTAAACCATCTGATATTACATGTACTGTTTGTCCATCAATATGTGATGCGTCTAAACTAACATTATTAGTACCAATAACAGCACTATCTGTCAGTGCAGCATCATCAAATACTTCAACATAATATTTATCTGTGCCATTATCATCACGCTTAGCAACTGTATAAATATCTGTAATGTCTACACCCACATCTAAGAATGATCCTTTAGTTGCAAACTCTGATGGTGCAATAACATTTTGTGTTCTTAATAATGAAAACACAGCCATTGTGCCATCATCTTCATTAACGATTAATAATAAGTCATTTTCATCTGTAGCCACTGCACGACGTATGTCCATATGTTTTGGACCTTTTAATAAATGTCCAGATAATAATGAGATCTTGGATGTAATATAAGTTAATTGTGTATCAGAGTATGCAATCTCAGATAGTTGTTTACCTTGGCGTTGTATAAATAATAGTCCTGATTCTAATTGTTTTACACGTACACCTTCTTTAATGCCATTACGTGATGTAGATGATAAGAAAAAGTCTGTTGGTGTAATTGGTGTTAGTCCTTCTTGCGGAACATAGAATTCACCACCCGTCGTAAACACTTGCAGATCACGACCAGAAATAATGTCAACGATAGCGTTAAAAGTATTAGTATCGAGAGTAGCTTCAACAGCGTCATCATCTAATCCTTCTACTGGTTCAAAATCAAAATACAATCCTACTTTAGATCCCCATATAGTGGATGGTCTTGATTTACTACCACCAAAGAATAGTCTGCCTTGATGGAATGTGACAGATCGTGGCCATCCTCTGGATACTGACCAAACGTCTTCATATCCTGTTTCAAGCTCCCATTGACCTGATGCAGTTGCTGTAGTGTCAAAGAATGGAAATTCAGTCACTGCATTCACAACTGTAGAGCTTACATATTTAACTATTCTTGCTCGACCTTGTGGGCTAGCATTGATGTATTGTCCGACACTTGCTGCGCTAAAGACTCCCGCCGATGCGGTCAGCGTGATCTTGCCTGATACATCTGACGGCGTAAGCGTCGCCGCTGGATTTGTTGTTGTAATTGTGAAAGCATATTGTGGTATAGAATCAAAAGTAAGGTTAGAAATAGTCCATGTTGAATCACTTGCACCACGAACAATTTTAATTGGATTAGCATCTTCATGTACAACAATTAATGTATCAGCAGATTGTGTCCAACATAAGCTAGATAATCTGGCACTTGGTATAGTTGTCACTAAATAATCATTACCTGAGCCATTGATGTTAGTAATGAGTGCTTTATTCTTGTAAACATACATGCGATTGTTTGTAAAACATAGCATATAGCTGTCATCTACTGAAAACTCAAAGTGTACAAGACGCACGCCATTCTCAGGGCTGCCGCCTAATTCATTAATAAACTTTGTTCCTGGTCTGCGTGTTACACCACCTTGTGGTTGACAAATGACATTCTTTGCTGTTTCTAATGCATTATTATATGCTTGTAAATCAACACGTGATCTAAGAAGTGGATCTAACTCACCCGTAGTAAAGTTAGTTTGTATGTTTACAAAACGAGCCATTAATACCTCACATCAATAAGTGGGAAGTCTTGTATTGCGTTTACAGGTTGTCCTTGTCCGTCAATGCTCATGGCACGTCTCATAAAACCACCACGACCATTTTCGCTTGGAGTCCCTACTGCAATTTGTCTCCAATAATCTGATTTTTCTAATTGATCTGTTATAGGTAAAGCTAAATGCCATACTAAAATATACTTCATCAATTGTACAAAATATGATGGCATTGCATATTCTGGTACAGAGTATTGATAATCAATATATACTTTTTCGTAATCTGTTAAAATTTTATCTCCCATGACTCGATATTCTTTTCGACGTGGAGCACCAATCTCATCTGCATCGTATAATGCATGTGGTACACCAATCATATCACTAGGAAGTTGATATTCGTATTTGTATTCCGTTACAGGTGTTGTCACTAATCTAGCGAGCTGTACCTTTTTAAACGAAAAAGACCAGTGATAACTGGCCAATGCTTGATTTTTGACATCAGGATATAATCGATCACAAATGTTTGCACTATCTGTGCCTTCTGTAAAAGAGGATATAGGATTAGCTCCTAGCATCAATAATGCATCAGAACATATTTTAATATCGGTATCGCCTGTAGCCATTTTCTTTCCTTTAAATGTGCAAATAGGTAGGCACCGAAGCACCTACCTGATCTGCGATAAACAACTTAGTCAGCGTCTGCGACTGATAATGCTGTACCATCTGATACGTCAACAACACCAGAAGCATTAGAAAGTACAACGACTAAAGATGCTGTAGGAACAGATGAGTCCCATAAGTATACTAAGTCGCCCACTTTTAATACTGAGTGTGCGTCATTGAAATAACCAGCTGTATTAATGTCAGCAAGTGTGTCAGTTCCAGGAGCGGTATATGACCACATCTGTGGAGCATTACCAGCTTTGGCTTGACCACCAATAGGTTGTAAATTGTCTTTATTATAAGCCATTACTTATCTCCTTATGATTCACGACATGTGAGGGTTACGATACCTTCTGCGTCGATCGCTACAGCACCAGCAGAGAACATAGCATTCACTAAGAATGAAGTTTTTTCTGGAACATAGTTGATCTCACTTTTAGGGCCCATGCCTTCAGCATAACCGATAGCATCTTTATGGAATGCTAAAACAGTTCTGTCTAAAGAACCATCAACAGTTAAACCGCCTTCAGTTCTGTCGCCTAATACGTGGAATGTGAAACCTAAGAATGTATTGATTTCACCAGCCACTAAAGCTTTAACAGTGTTGAAGTCAGAAGATGTAACTGCTGTTTCTGATAATAGTGATGCTAAGTTATTAGCGTGTAAAACAATGTGACGGTCCTGTGGAGGAACGTTACCTTTGTCTAATAGTTTTTTAGCTTCACGTAATTTTGCTACGTTAAGGTTAGTATCAGTACCACCGATGTCATTAGTGACAGCGAGTGATGTACCAGAACTATTTAACGCATCAATAATTAACTGATCTTGACGACGACCGATAGCATTAGCAACAACTTGCACTAATTCTTGTCTTTCGTCAAAGTTAACTTTTTGTTGCATGAAGATGTCAGAATACTCTGCAGCATTCCAATCTTGCATTGTTGCTGTTACTTGTGAGAACTCCACATTCAAAGGTGTTACGTCTGTTTGTGGAATACGCAATGTAGCAACGCCTTTTCCTACTTTAGGAAATTTTGCTGTTGACCCTTCAACGCCACGTCTTTGTCTTACGGCACCAACCAATTGTGCTTTCGCTTGGTAAGCCTGTTTTACTTCGGCATCAAAGAGGGTAACAAAAGCATTAGATAATCCAATAGCCATTATTAGCTCCTTAGTAATTAAAATAAATGTTTAATCGCTGTGGTATGCCAGAGAGGTCTGGGCCGTGCTTGCTATTTACGATAGCCAGTCGACAAGATTACTTGCGTTAAGGGTTGTATACAGAATAGATACAATAAGCCTTGATTTCTTTTTACCACAAAACCAAGGCTATTGCAAGAAATTTAGCCGTAAACTTGCTGGAAAGCTCGTTCGACTTTTTGACGATAGGCAGGATCTGTTTGATATTTAGGATCTGCTACCAATTGTTGGAGTTCTTCTTTAGTTGGCGCACCATCTATTGGAGTAGTTTCGACTGGAATACGACCTTCTAAAGATCCTCTTATTTTCTCAAAGATTGAAATAGCTCTTGCAGTACCAGCCATAACTTGAGCTTCTTCCATATCTTCTTTAGATAAGATACCTTTTTGATTCAAGCCACGTAACCATGTTGCTGTGCTATTGATTCTTGCTTGGGCGTTGGGTCCTAGCAATTTCATTTCTTCTTTGATACTGATTTCTTCTTGTTGTTGATTAGTTAGTCCCATATCAACAACTTGACCAACCAATTCATCTAATGCCGCTTGACTAATGCTGTTTTCTTTAGCCCAGCTAACAACATGTTGCTTTACAGGATCATCATCTGGAGTTTCTCCAAATGCAGATAAATCATAATTTCCATCTGCTGGTGCTTTATGTTTACCTTGAGATATTTGTTTGCGTAGATCCATCCAAGATTTTGCAATACCCTCTAAGTCAGGTGCTGCATCTTCTTTTTTCCAGAAGTTCTCTGGCCACCATTCTGGTTTCTCTAATGGCTCATCATCATCTTGCTCTTGAGATAATGCATATTCTTCTTTTGCTTTTACCTCTGCAGGATCTCGATGATCAATTTCTACTTCTTGTGGATTTTTATCGCTGGCTTCTTCGGTCTCAATAGTTGCTTGATCGAGTAGGCCAGTAGATTCCTTTGTTTCCTCTTGAACACTAGGCTCGATTGCTTCTTCCATTATAACTTCCTTGCTCTAATTAACCTTGCTTCTAAATCCTTTACGATACTATTTTGTCCTTCACGGTAATATGCGTAGCTTGGATCGCTACCTGGCAAGGCAACAGGTTGCTCAACAACGGTATGGCGCAGCCATTCCATTAGTTTATGTCCATCTTCGTTGCCTAAAACTCTTAGACAGAGACGATCTATGTCATCTCTTTTTTGTTTTACATCCCCTATCTCTAACGGTAGAGGTTGTTCTAAATCATCCCAACCTGGCATAACTTATCCTTGTTGTGCTTGTGCAGCCATCTGGCTTACAACTTCACCTGCAGCTTCAGGATTCTGTGCTGCTTGTTGTTGTGCCATTTGCATTGCTTGTTGCTGCATCATCATTCTTTCAACTTTAGTCGTTAAGATTCGTTGTGGTATATTTAACTGCTCAGCAATAAAGTCCATCATTTCTTCAACCTTCAAGCTCATTTGCGCTTGTGGTCCAGCTGCTTGTACAATCTGAGCATACTGTAATACTTTATCTACTTCCTCCATTGCTTGTGCTTGAGCTAATGGTGCCACTGGTGAAATCTTAATTTCTAACCCATTTACTTTTAATGGTAAATTAATCATTCCTTTTTCATCCATTACTGCCAATACTTTAGTAACTAATGGCACCATGGTTTCATTGATTAATCGACCAAAAGCAGAACCTAAGTTTTGAGATAACTCTTTCATTCTCTCAACAACTTCAGTTGCACTCCTAGCTGACATATTATCAGGAGGTAAGGATTCGTCAAGTAATACACGTTTAATATTTGCACGTAATTCATTCATTTCAATCTGTGCTAAGTTTACATCACCAGCTCTAGGTAATGGTCTAAGTGATTCACCTTGTGGACCACCGTTACGTGCTACAGGAATAATTGCACCTGGAACAATTTTAATTGTATTAGGATTTAATACACCATCATCAGCAGCTGTATACACACCTGTAATGTTAATAGATGCATTTTTTAAGACTAACTCAACTACTTTGTTTAATGTTTTAATGTCTGGTAATGCTGTAATTAATGGGCCACGACCGTAAATCTCACCAGCTACTTTAGAATATCTTGATACAACCCATGGGCTATATTCCATACGCTTGTATAATAATTCTGTTTTAGATTCTTTGTGAATTACATGATAGCAATAGTCACCACGCTTTTGATCAAACAATGTAGCTTCAATTAATTCAATATCATCTGTTGGTTTATCATCAATCTTTTTTTGTAATGCGGCTGGTATTTCAGCATCTGGCCATTGACGTTGGATTGATTCACCTTTCATCCTGATGCGACGATATACATTGTCTACTTGACCGTCTGCACCTTCTTCAAATGATACCAGGTATTGTGGCACAGAAATAAAGTTAATAGGATTAATATCATCTCCTGGTTGCACCATCATCACAGCTGTCCCTACAGATAAGTCAAGTAAGAACTCACCAATTGCAATATCAAAGTTAGATTGTTTTAATGAAGAAAACATCTTTTCTGAATAATTATCTAATGCCATTTGTGCTTCAGCACGACGCTCCATTGGGATGTCTGTTCCTGGCTCTAATCGACACCACTTGCGTTGTGGAGGAAAGATGCCTGATTGCATACGGTTAGCAAATCTCTGTGTAGAGTTAATAGCAGTAGAATCAAACACTCTATTCATTTTTTTGTTACCGCCTACTTTACCCTCATAATGTCCGTCATAAAGGTTACGTTGTGGTAATGCAAACTCATAGGCTTCTTCATACAAGTTCCTAAAGTTTTCTTTTCTTATTAATGCTTTCTCATGTCTACTAATTACTTGATCTGCATTTAATCTCATCATCTCTGCCATAATTATCCTTTTTTATTTCTTGCTGCAAATGATCGTGCTGCTTCTTTACTACCAAAACCCCACGCTTGTAATGCTTTTTTTAATCGAGTTGGTCTACCCTTCTCATCTTTTAGAGGGCCAGCCATACCACCAAAGCGTGCAGCAAAGCTGACACGACGACCATGTGTCCCAGACTTTTGTGGTGGCTTAAGATCTCCACCGTCTTTACTTTCAAAATGTTTACGTCCAGCTTCATTCAGTCCACCCTTTGGATTTTGATATTTTTTAGCCACCATTAGAACTCTATCCCCTCTTTACTTTTCATGTTTTCTAATGTTCTCATATATTTTGTACCTTTAGTTCCAAATCCATCTTTAGTCACAATACCAGTTTCCATAAACTTTTTAACAGCACCATGACCTTGATTATGCCCATAGCTTAAATATTGTAATTTACGGAATGGATCTGCGTTCATATAAGTATCTTTTTTAGCATAATCCATATTAGTCATGTAATGATTATTAGCCACTGTATATCCAGCAAACATTTCTT